GTGATATTTTTGATAATAATCTAGGATTTCATTTATAATCCATTTATGTGCAGGATTTACAAAATATTCATCACTAAGAATATCATATATATTTTGAAGAAATGCTTTATGTGTTAATAAGGATGATATAACTTTCATTTGGAAAGCGGGACCGTACTCTTCTATTGAACGAAGTGTCATATTTTATAACTTTTATTTTAAAATAATAATAACCTATTTATTCTCCAACAAATCTTGGAAAACATCTTTAACCCAAAAATCTACATTTCTAATTAAACCTCCTAATTGATCTTTATTATACATTTCAACAAATTGGTCTGGGTAGAAATTTAATTCTGTATTATCAACAAAGTCTTTAATGAATATTTCATCATATTGATTTAACATAGGGTTAGCTAAATCCATAACTTTGTATTTTTTCTCTAATTCTTCTACTTCATGTAATACACGAGCGTATATTATATGATCTTCTAATTTTTCTTCACTTATGTCTAATATGTCATCTAAAGATAATTCTTCACCTAATAATTCAGGGAAACGCTTAAATAATGTTTTAGGACCTAATCCTTTAATTCCTGCTATTTTATCAGAAGAATCCCCCATTAATGTTTTATATAGAAGAAAATTACTAGGAGCAACGCCAAATTTTTCCTTTACAGTATCCTCAGTGTAAAACTCTTTTTGGATTGGTCTGTAAACAATTATTTGTTGATCAATTAATTGTAAATAGTCTTTATCACTAGATACTATAAAAGCTCTATCTTTACTATGTTGAGGTAAGATCTTACATAAGTGTGCTATTACATCGTCTGCTTCTACCTTATTAAGTGTAATTACTTTTATAGGTAATGTTTTTAGATATTGTATTATTCTTACTATTTGATCTACTTTAGATTCATCTTCTTCTTCTAAATTTTCAAATACTTCCCAATTTGTAACACGACTTATATTTCTTTGAGATTTATATTCTGGGAGTAAATTTTTTCTATTAGTTGATGAACCAATCCCATCGAAAGCAATATAAACTTGGGTTGGTTGAATTTGGCGCATTAATGCTCCTAATGATCTAAAAAATCCCCCTAGCCCTCCTATATGTACTCCATTAGGATTAACTGCATTTATTGCACTAAAATTTCTAAAAAATAAATTTAACCCATCAATAAGCATAAATCTTTCATGTTGTTGGGTTTCCTCAGAATTCTCTTGGAGATTATCGAGGAGGTCTTTAAGGTCTTTTTTCATATTATTCTGATGGTTCTGAGTGGAATGATTCGGCATTTATATTTGATGATTCTTCTTCTATTATATTGAAGTCTTTACCTCCTAGAATTTCTTGCCATTCTTTAGTATGATCTTCTTTATATGATTTTAAATCTTTATCATTATCTTGTATGAACCCATGAGGTGTCATAATAATTCTACCTCTAGATTGAATCCCATTAATATGGTTTTTATCAATTTGTAAATTTGTTCGTTTAGCAAATTCAACTTGTTTACCATCTTTAATTGCTTTCAATTTTGAAGTACCAGAGTCAGATATATTTCCAAAGGTTACTACAAATGTAGAGTCAAACCACATTGCAAATCCTCCTTTATTCATCATTTTAGGTTGTCCCATAGGAACTACCGGTTTAGCAGCCCATACTTTATTAACACAAACTAATGTATTCGTGTATTTTGAACTTTCTTTTCGTGATAGTGTAATACGTTGGTTTACATTATTTCCGAATTGAGTTGACATTGCTCCTGCATTCCATTCGTTATTATTCTTATTAGATTTAATAGACATTTCACAAGGTATTGAACCAATTGAATCCCATAAAAATAAGAGATCATATGGTAAATTTCCTTTCTTTTGTTCATCCATCATATCTAAAATAAACGCAGCAACGTCTTCGATTGAGTTAATAGTTTCTCTATCTACATAAAGAAAATTACCTTCATAATCTATAAGTTCACCAGTTTCTTCGTCAAATATTTCTTTAACTTCTAACCCCATCATTTGAGCATGCTCCCAAGACCATTTCATCTCAGTAATAATAAAGACAGGTAATATTTTACGTTTTTGAGCAGAAACTGCTGCCTCTAATAAGGCAGTAGTTTTACCCGTATCTGAATGTCCTCTGAGTAATACTATATGACCCATAGGAATACCTGGAATTGATGTTACGTTTTGGAATGCTGGAGAAAGTGGGATCCAATCTTGTGATTTAAATTTAACGTTTGAGGCAAGTCCCTTTTTATCTTTGAAACTTCCTAAATCAAACTTGGATTTTAATTCCTTATCTACTGCCGCAGACAGTGATTTTCTCTTTTTAGCCATAAAATTTATTTAGATATTATTTAAAACGGTGCATCATCTTCATCAAATAAAGCATCAAACTTTTCTGATTTAGTTGATTTTGAAGTGTTGTTTGATAGATTGTAATTTGATTTTTCTTCTTTAACAACGTTGTTTTGTGAAACAGCATCTCCACTTTCTTCACCTTCAGGAGTTAACCATTCTTGTAATGATTTTTTAATATCATCAAATGGAAGTGGTTTGTAAGTTTCCTTTGGATTCTTTTGATTATCCAACCATGAACCTACTTCATCTTTACTATTAGATAATGGAGTAGTTTTCATTGATGGTGAAATTGTTGTTTTATTATAAGGTGTTCCTGTAACATCAGGTCCTACAGTTGTTAATTTGATATCTCTACCAGTCATTATATCTGTAAAATCACCTACTTCTTCATCAGCTGCCATTTGTAAGAATGCTTCGTAAATTTCTTTACCAAATTCCCACATTTTAACACCATCACTTTCTTCACCACGAACAATAACAGGAGCGAAAACACGAGTTTTAGGATCTAACTTTTTAGCTAAACGCCAATTTTCTCTATCATTTGTTCCACGTAATTGTTTTGCGAATTCAGCAATTGGGTCTTTTTCATTCCAATTCAATGGAGACGCTATTACTTTTCTACTTCCAATACCATAATAAAATTTCATTTCGGTAAATGGGTAATCTTTATTGTACTTAAAGGGTACTACTCTAACTGTTTGTTTACCAACAGAGGGTTTGAATCTTTTGCTATTATTGTTACCACCACTATAGGTAGTTTTTTGCATAGACTCTAATTTGCTTTTGATTGCATTTAAATCCATAATTTATAACTTATTTTAATTGTTTACGATGTTAAATATACTAAATATATTTTGGGAAGCCAACTATAATTCAATAATCTTGTAGATCTTTGTATTAAGTTGTTTAATTTCGTTATGCTGGGTAAGTAAAATGCAATTTCTATAGTGTTGCCAATCTATTGGGAATCTTGTATCTACTACTCCACCATTTAACTTTTTAATCAATTCATTTAGAGCATTGATTGTGTATAAAGTATTTGATTCTTTTTTTCTATGAACCAAAATAGTATTTTCAGGAATACTATCTACATTGTTTTGATCTACATTATAAGTAATAACATATTCATTGTTACTTTTTATATGTAACACAAACATCTTATTATACATGATAGAATAAGTGTGAGATAGACCTTCGACAAGATCATTCAATTCTTCTAATGGAGTAAATGTACAAAAGAGTCTATTATTCACGGATGATAAATCAATATTTTGTTCGAAGTCATATTGATTATACATATGTACAGAGGGTTCTAAAGTATTCATAACTTGTTATTGGAAATTGTAATTTTTTCCTTTTTTAGATTTAGTATTTAATTTAAATTTTTTAAATATATTATTAATTTCTTCTAATACTTCTTCTTCACTTTCATCTACATCAAATAAAAACGAATCATAAACATAAAGTACGAGTTTAGTATTTTTTCCTCGTAATATTTTAAATATATCCCATAATATAAGAACGTTATTTGCGGTCTCCAAGTTTTGTAAAACATAATTTAAAAGTTTTTGAGGATTCATATTATCCATTTTACTTTTTTCAAATTTATAACCCGAAATAGGGCACTCAATATATCCCTCGTTCTCAAAACTATGCCATAATTTATCAGTATATACTTTTACTTTTTTAAAAAATTCTAATCCTTCATATTGTTTCCAGATACCACCGTAAATCTGTTTAAAAGTAATTTCTTTAGCTTTCTTGTAGTCCACTTTATACATCTTAGCAAAGCTCCCATGCACATCATCGGAGTCGAAACTATAATGTAGTGAATTAGCAAGCAAAGTAGGATGGTAAGCGCTAATATCCATTTCATAAAATAAATCATTGCGCGGTATAAAACATTTTCTTTCTCCATTGTCTTTATTTAGTGCTGAAAAATTAATACCTCCAAATGTATTGGATGGTCTTGTTGTAGTAGTATTTAAATTATACTTCGTGTATACATACTCTCCTTCATCTCTATCGAAGTATCGCTCAAATTGTTTTTGATTGATTTTTATACCCGATTGTTCGAGTTTATTAAATACTATTGCTGCTTTGTTGTTATAGAATAAATTGGGATTCCCTATTTCAAAGTTATTAAAATTTTCACTACATGTTTCATAGTGTTTTACTATAGGAACTAATACATTAACATGAGTGCATTCCGCATATAATTTGTGTAAATGTTTAGAAGCCATTGTTGGCTCTGGTATATACGTAGGGGGGTGTGGTGTGGGTTGGTAGACTTGTTTATGAATTAAATAATGCAAAAATTCTTTTTTATCTCTTACATATATTTTTCCTATACTTGATATTACTTTTTGTAGTATATCATTTGGGAAATTTATTGTTTCACTATGTTTTATTGGTATTATATACCCTTTAGTGTCTTCTAATGGTCTTAAATATAGAGCACATATTCTGTTTTGAATAGGGTGTA